AAATAACAAGGCTGTCGGAAAATCAGAGGTTTGTTTTCAGATGGTGGACGGCACGGGATCTTAGTGATTACGACGGGATAATCTGTGACGGTGCGGTCAGATCGGGCAAGACCTTTTGTTTGTCGGCGTCTTTTATGACATGGGCAATGACTAATTTTGACGAGTGCATTTTTGGGCTATGCTCAAAAACTATCGTGTCGCTGAAAAGAAATATCCTGCCTGCGCTCAGGGGATATATGAAAGCCATGGGCATGACGGCTGTGGAGGTCGCGTCAAAGAACTATATGGACGTGAGCTTTTGCGGCAGGAAAAACAGGTTTTACTACTTTGGCGGCAGGGACGAAGGCTCGCCCTCTCTTATCCAGGGCGTGACCCTTGCGGGGGTGCTTCTTGACGAGGCGGCACTTATGCCCAGAAGCTTTATAGAGCAGGCTGTGGCAAGGTGTTCGGTGGCGGGGAGCAAGCTGTGGTTCAACTGCAATCCTGATAATCCTTACCACTGGTTCAAGAAAGAGTGGATTGACAAGGCGGAGGAAAAACGGCTTATCTACAGACATTTTGTGCTGGAGGACAATCCGACCCTTGACCGGGCGGTGATAGAACGTTATCACAGGATATATACGGGGACGTTTTACGAGCGTTTTGTACTTGGCAAATGGACGGCGGCAGAGGGGCTTGTTTACCCTATGTTCGACGAGGAGAAAAACGTCTTTGAGGGGGATATACAGTGCGAGCGGTATGTTATAAGCTGTGATTACGGCACGGTAAATCCTTCAAGCTTCGGGCTTTGGGGTGAGAGTGGTGGAGTATGGTACAGGCTCAGGGAGTATTACTATGATTCTCGACGTGAAGGTATGCAGAAAACTGACGAGGAGCATTACAAGGGGCTTGAAGAGCTTGCCGACGGGCTTTGCATCGAAAAGGTCATTTGCGACCCATCGGCGGCTTCGTTCATACAGTGCATACGCAGGCATGGAAAATTCACTGTCCAGCCTGCAAAGAACGACGTTGTTTCGGGTATCAGGCTTGTGTCGGACTGCATAAAGGACGGCAGGATAAGGATAAACCGCAGGTGTCGTGATACGCTTCGTGAGATAAATCTTTACCGCTGGGACGAAAAGGCAGGAAAGGACGCACCTGTTAAAGAGAACGATCACGCCATGGACGATATGAGATACTTTGCAGCAGAATGTCTGGGACGTGAAAAGGACGACTTTTTTGTGCTGACAGTTGAACATTAGTACAAAAAGTGTACAGAAAGAAAGGAGAGAAAATGAGTATTTTCAGAAAGAAGGTCCGTGAATTTGTGCCGAACACGGCAGGCTCTGACAGAGAGTCGGGGTTTCATTACAGGCTTGCGCCTGAGGGGGTTTTTCAGCAGGAGCTTTATGACGCACTGAGGGCGAACGTTCCTGTTATCGACGCTTGTTTCGGCAAGATAATAAGGCTCACAGGGGGCTTTAAGGTTACGGCTTGTGACGAGAGGGCGCAGGTGGAGCTTGACAGGTTTTGCAGAGAGGTTTCCGTGGGGGTGTCGGGAAAGTCCATTTACACTTTTGCGGATATGTATCTGGATTCACTGCTTACATATGGCAAGGCGATAGGCAGGATATATGCAGATTACAGGACAGGCAAGGTAAAGGGGATATATGTTGGCGACCCGACTTTGTACAGAGTGCGTGAGGGCAGGAACGCTTTTGAAAAACGTATTTTTTACATGGGAAGCGGTGAGGAGATACCGGTAAGAAGTCCTGAAAAACTGCTTTACACGGCGCTCAATCCTAGTCCTAAGCACCCTGACGGAGTGTCCATACTCCGTGGATTGCCTGCGCTGAGCGAGATACTTATGCGAATTTACGAGTGCATGGGGCAGAACTTCGACAGGGTAGGAAATGTGCGCTATGCGGTGACTTATCACCCTGAGGGGGAGAGCGACAGGGCGAGAGCCAAGGAACGTGCAGAGCAGATAGCTCAGGAATGGAGCAGGGGCATGAGAGCCTCACGAAACGGCTCGGTGCAGGATTTTGTGGCTGTGGGTGATGTGGACATAAAGGTCATAGGCGCTGACAATCAGATGATAGACACGGAGATACCTGTCAGACAGCTTATGGAACAGCTTGTAGCGAAGCTTTCAATACCACCGTTTTTGCTTGGGCTGAACTGGTCAACCACTGAGCGAATGTCTGCACAGCAATCGGATATCCTCACAAGCGAGCTTGAATATTACCGCAGACTGCTTGAACCTATACTCAGAGAGATATGCGAGGCGTTTTTAAGGCTTAACGGATATGCTTGTGGGGTGGAGATAGAGTGGGACAACATAAATCTTCAGGACGAGGAAGCGTTGGCGAAGTCAAGGCTTTACAATGCGCAGGCTAAGGCGGCGGAGCTTGAAAACGAAAGGGTAGAGAACGAGAGAAAAAAGGAGGAAATGCAATGAGCGAAACAGTATCAGGCGAGGAGCTTGAAAAGATAAACGACTATGCAAGAAAGCCGCTCACGGAGGACAAGGTATTTGTTTTCAGGGTGGCGCTTTGTGACAATAACATTGACAGAGACGGTGAAAAGTTTTCATCAGGCGCTTTGAGGAAGCTTGCGAAGCTTTTTAAGGGCAGAACGGGTATTTTCGACCATGACCCTAAAAGCTCAAAGCAGACTGCTAGAATATTTGACACTTGGGTGGAAACTCTGCCTGAGAAAACTACGACAGACGGCGAGGTCTACCGCAGACTTATGGCAAAGGCTTACATGGTGCGAACTGCTTCTAACAGCGATCTTATAAGCGAGATTCAGAGTGGAATAAAGAAAGAAGTATCCATTACCTGCACCATGGGAGAGAAGCTTTGCTCTGTATGCGGAGAGGATATGCACAAGGGCGGCTGTGACCATGAAAAGGGCGGTGAATACGGCGGTAAGCTGTGTTATCACATTCTTGACGAGCCGCTTGAAGTTTACGAGTGGTCGTTTGTGGCAGTGCCTGCGCAGGTGCAAAAAAATGGCACTAAAAGTTTGGCAACAAGGAGAGACGACAATGCGTGAAATATTATTTCGTGGCAAACGCATTGCCAATGGCAAATGGGTAAGTGGATATTACGTTCTTAGGAAACGCCCATACTTCAAGGACAAGGGTGCTGATTTTGAACACATTATTTGTGACAATCTGGTAATCGATGATTTCAATGACAAACAGTTTGTTGATACAATCCCAATAACATATTCGGTTGACCCTGAAACTGTCGGTCAGTACACAGGTCTGACAGACATGAACGACAACAAAATTTTTGAGGGGGATCTCTGCCTGTGCGACAGAAATATTTCAAAACATATTGACAAAAAGGTTTTTGAAATTAAATTTGACCCTGAGACTGGTTTTTTCGGAGAAAGTGACACGTCAAACATATACCCTAGCAATTTTTATATGTGCGAAATTGTCGGAAATGTTTTCGATACCCCTGAATTTCTGGAAGCTGGTGAAATGCCATGAAGGCACGAACAAACATCGTCAAACAAAGCGACATCAAGAAAGAGGTCGCAAAGGAAATGCAGAAAAGATATAGTGAACTGCAAGGCGAGATTATGCAGGATATCACAGAACAGATAATGGCAACTGTTCTGTGGACGCTAGATAAGTGGTACGGCTGGAAAGGCAAACGCCTGCGTGCATTTATCAACGCAGTAAATAGCACGTTTGACATCATGGACACGGCTGAATTCGATAACGACAATAACGCCAGCTATCTGAAAGAAACATACGGCATTGACCTGTCGGAACTGATATCAACGGAAATGACTGACAGGGTGCAGAAAGGCGGTTGAAATGACAGCAAAAGAATATTTGCAAAACGCCTATAAAATCGAACGGCGTGTAAAAATCATCGAAAACAAGGTCAAGAAACTGCGGTCACAGCTAGAATATGTTGGTATTTCATACGAAAATACAGGTGCTAGTCATGGTAGTTGCAATGGCGACAAGATGTCAAGCACCATAGAACGCATAGCGGAATACGAACGCAGACAGCAGGAACTGGCACTGATACTGATTGAAAAACGTCTGCAAATTGAACAATCTATTGACGCAGTAGCAGACGCAGACCAGCGAGAAGTCCTTGAACGACGGTATCTTTTTTATCAACGCTGGGTAGGAAAATTCAATAAAGAAAATGGTGAATACATAATGGGGATCACTGATTATATGAACTATTCAGAACGCACGATTTATAAAATTCACGGTGAAGCCCTGAAACATATTGTTGTTCCAAAAGAGTGCAGTGAAATGCAGTGAAATGCAGTTATTAATCTGCTATACTGTATAATAGCCCGATAGGGCGAAAGGTCAGTTGGCTATCTCCTCAATAAAAGCCAACCTTATACTTTACGCCTGAGTGGCTAGCCCTCAGGCAATGTGCAGGGGCGGTGCGCCATCACTTAACCTGCTCCATGTTTTTTACTTCTTTTTGTTTTAGATCTCCTGACTTCCGCTATGGCATTAGCTATGGCGGATATATCGGTCGATACTGCGATGGTGTTGACACCGATACCAATCAGCCACACACACCTCTTAGCAATGTGTCCCACGTGTGGCATTTTTTATTTTCGGAGGGCGGCACTATGAAAGACTTTGCATATTCCTTTTACCGCTCTGCGGCATGGAAGAAGTGTCGCCAATCCTACATTGACAAACGCATATTAATCGACGGCGGTCTTTGCGAAGAATGTCACGAACGTGCTGGATATATCGTTCATCACCGAACATTGTTGACACCAGCGAACATTCGTGACCCTGAGGTATCATTAAACCATGCCAATCTCGAATTTGTATGCAAAAAATGTCATGATAATTTCGAGGGTCACTTCTACCAAAAATCGCCTAAAAAATTAACAAAATGTGAATTTGACGCATCGGGTATGCCTATGCCCCCCTCAAATTTGAACTGAATTTTTTCCTAAGATACCGAGGGGGCAAAGGTCATTTTTTACGCACGATAAAATCGCATAAGGGGGGTGTAATCTGATAATGGCAAAAATCAAGAAGAATTTGAGCGAGTTGCGAAAAGCTGTGGATAGCTGTGAACCAGCTAAAAGAGAACTGGGCATAAAGCTATTAGATCAGCTGGAGTACATGGAAAATCTGCTGAGTGAGTATCAGAAAAAGATAAAAGCAGAGGGCGCAATCATCGAAGCGACAAACGGCAATGGTTTTACTGTCAAGACAGAGCACCCTGCAAGTAAAGCGTATGCAACGTTAATCGGAAAATACAATGCAATGGCAAAGACAGTTGAGGATATTATCCTTGACAGCCTGCAAAAGTCCGAGGGCGACGAGTTGTTGGAATTCCTAGGCGGTGCAAAGCGTTGACGGAATTTGAAAAATATTTTACTGGCATTTATGACGGGAGTATCGTTGCGTGTGAAAAAATGAAAAAGGTTTCGGAAATGCTGCTGAACAGATTTGCAAGCCCTGATGAATTTCATTTTGACGAAGCTATTGCAACACGACACACGGATTTTATAGAAAAATTCTGTAAGCAGCCGTCTGGAAAACTAGGTCAGCCGTTGAAGTTAGAACTTTTTCAAAAAGCGAGATTGCAAGCATTATTCGGTTTTGTTGACGATAACAACCTACGCCAGTATAACGAATGCCTGATAATCGAAGGTCGAAAGAACGGCAAGACAACGGAAACTGCGGCGGTCGAAAATGATATGCTGGTCAATGACGGAGAGGGTTCACCGCAGATATATAACATCGCCACAATGCTAGACCAGGCAAAGCTAGGTTTCAACGCCTGCTATAAAATGATAAAACAATCGCCATTGCTGAGCAAGCATATTCGCAAACGTGCAGCCGATTTGTACTTCCCGTTGAACATGGGATTTATAAAAGCCCTTGCAAGCAACTCAAACAGCCTTGACGGTTTGGACGTTCACTGCGGTGTTATCGACGAATTGGCGGCGATTAAAAATCGAGACCTATATGATTAAGCAAGCAATGGGCGCTAGACAGCAGCCCATTTTATTTTGCATTACTACAAACGGCTTCGTTCGTGGCGGTATCTTTGACGCCCAATACGAATATGCAAATAATCTGCTATATGGACGGCTGACGGAAAACAATAACAGGTTTCTGCCGTTTATCTATGAGTTGGATAGTCCTGACGAATGGGACAAGGAAGAATGCTGGTTAAAAGCAAACCCTGGACTGGGCACGATAAAATCAACAGACTATCTGCGCCAAATGGTGCAGAAAGCCAAAGACGATCCTAGCTTTAAGGCAACAGTTATGGTCAAGGATTTCAACCTACCGCAGAATACCGAAAGCGGCTGGCTGAGATGGGACGAGCTGAACAATGAAGAAACTGTCGTGGATTATCCGTTCAGATATTTCATCGGTGGTTTTGACGCTGCTGATTATATAGACCTTAATGCCGCAAAGGCTATCTGCAAAAAGCCTGACGATGATAGGTTGTATGTAAAATCTATGTACTGGATACCGCAAGCCGTCCTTGACGCTGACGCTGAAAAGGGTGACAGACGTGGACGAGATAGTGTGCCGTATGAATTGTGGAAATCACAAGGCCTGCTGAGGACGTGCGAGGGAAACAAGGTCAACAAGCGTGTTATCCTAGACTGGTTTTTGGAACTGAGAGATAAGGAAGATATTTATCCGTTGGCTATCGGCTATGACCCTTGGCACGTTTCGGACGAGCTGATAAAGGCGTTTGAAGAGGAGTTCGGCAAGGGCGTTTTAGTACCTGTGCGCCAGGGCGTTATAACGCTGTCTGACCCGATGAAGAATTTGAAAGCTGAGTTTCAGCGACACAACATCGTTTACGACAACAATCCAATTGACAAATGGTGTTTCCTAAATACGGCTGTAAAGACGGACGTCAACGGCAACATTCAGCCGTGTAAGAAATCTGACCGAACGCAAAGAATAGACGGACTTGCGGCACTGCTAGACGCATATGTGGTCTATTATAATCGGCAGGAAGAATTTGAGAGTTTGATATGAAAGGGGTGAAAAAATGGGTCTGATAAATCGTTTTAAAAACAGGTCACAGGTAGTGACCCGATATAAGATGATGACGGAAATCGGCAACGGCTACTATAGCTGGGACGGCAACGTTTATCGGTCGGATTTGGTGCGTGCCTGCATTCGCCCGAAGGTCAAGGCTATCGGAAAACTGACCGCAAAGCATATCAGAAAATCATATAGTCGAAATGGTGACGGCAGTATCGAGATAAACCCTGAACCATATATGCGAATGCTGCTAGAAGAGCCAAACGAGTTCATGACAATGCAGAAACTATTAGAAAAAATCGCAACGCAGTTGTGTTTGAACAATAACGCGTTTATTTTGATTATCCGCGACGGCAACGGCTATCCTACTGAACTATATCCTATCCCTGCAGACAGCGCAGAGTGCGTATATATCGGCAACGATTTGTATTTAAAATTCACGTTTTTCAATGGTCAAAGATATACGTTTCCGTATGCAGATATCATTCATTTGCGTAGCGATTTTTACAAAGACGATATCTTCGGAGAACGGCTGAGTGAAACGCTGACGCCGTTAATGGAAATCGTGACAACTACAGATCAGGGTATTGTCAAGGCTATCAAGAATTCGTCAATTATCCGCTGGCTGTTGAAGTTCACCAGTTCCCTGCGCCCTGAAGATTTGAAAAAGCAAGCGCAGGAGTTCAGCGAGCAGTTCATGAGCGTTCAGAACGGCACAGGTGTTGCGGCGGTCGACAGCAAAGCAGACGCAAAGCAAGTTGACGCAAAAGACTATGTACCGAATTCATCGGTCATGGAAAAAACCACACAGAGAATTTATTCGCTGTTTAACACAAACGCAAATATCGTGCAGTCGAACTACACCGAAAACCAATACAACGCCTACTACGAATCGGAGATAGAACCAGTGGTAATGGAACTGGCTGGCGAATTCACACGAAAACTATTCAGCCGTATCGAAAGAGGGTATGGCAATAAGATAGTTTTTGAAGCGTTCAATCTGAGTACTGCGTCAATGTCAACCAAGCTGAATCTGGTGCAGTTTTTCGACAGAGGCATTATGAACGCAAACGAAATCCGAAGCGTGTTCAATCTGGCTGACATTCCTTCGGGCGATCAGTACTATGTCAGACTAGACACGGCAAAGATAGACAGCGGTGAGGGAGGTGAAAATGATGAAAATTAACGTCAAAGGTACTATCATTCCGAATGATGACCAGTGGATCTATGACCTTTTCGACATTGACGCCATTTCTCCTGCGAGGGTCTTAAAAGATATAACTGCTGCGGCTGAAAAAGGCGAGCCGTTGGAAGTTTACATCAATTCTGGCGGTGGTGATATTTTTGCAGCGTCCGAAATCTATTCGGCAATCCGTGAATATTCAGGCGACGTCAAAATACACGTTGTCGGTCTTGCGGCAAGTGCGGCAAGCGTGATAGCGTGTGCAGGCAAGTCAGATATATCACCGACGGCACAAATTATGGTGCACAACGTATCATCAGCGACAAGAGGTGATTACCATGACATGGACAAAATGTCAGAAATCCTGCAAAAAGCCAATGAAACCATTGCAAATGCCTACATAACAAAATCGGGCATGGCAAAAGAAAAGGCGTTAGAAATCATGGACAAGGAAACATGGTTGACGGCTGATGAAGCGGTCGGACTGGGATTGATAGACGAAATCGCAGGAAACAAGAACGCCAAGTCACAGCTTGTGGCGGCCTACTGCGATATCATACCACAGAACGTAATCGAAAAGATGAAAGCTGAGCGTGCTGACAAAAAGATAACGGCGCAGGCAAGGCTTGACAAACTAAAGGAGGGTTATAAAAATGACAAGACAGGAAATGCTTGACAAGGCTCAGGCTCTCATTGACGAGGGCAATTTCGAGGAAGCTGAAAAGCTGATGAATGACGCTGAAAAAGCGGCAAAGACACAGGCAAATCTGAACGCTATGACAAAAGACCATGCGTCAGATACTATGAAAAATATCATTGAAAGGAATGAAAACAAGATGAACGAGAATGCGATCACACACACATCAAACATCTATGACAGCATCGAATACAGAACTGCGTTTATGCACAATGTTCTCGAGGGCACACCAATTCCTGCAAAGTTTGCGAACGAGGCACAGAGCACAAAGACCACTGACGTTGCGGCTGTTATTCCGTCCACAACTATGCAACGAATCGTTGAAAAGTTGGAGGAACACGGCCAGATCTATGCCCTTGTTACAAAGACAAATATCAAGGGTGGCGTGACAATCCCTACTTCAAGCGCCAAGCCAGTTGCAACATGGGTCGCTGAGGGCGCAAGCTCTGACACACAGAAGAAGACTACAGGCTCAATCACTTTCAGCTATTACAAGCTGAGATGTGCTATCTCCATGTCGCTTGAAGTTTCTGTGGTATCACTCGACTTCTTTGAGACAGTATTTGCTAATCAGGTAGCCGACGCAATGATCGCCGCTATCGAAACAGCAATCATCAAGGGCGACGGCTCAGGCAAGCCAAAGGGTATCACAAAGGAAACTGTTGTCAGCGGTCAGAACGTGGACGTTGCACTGGCAAACGGCATTACATACAAGACCCTGTGGGATATGAAGAAGAAAATTCCGTCAGGCTACAGAGCAGGCGTTAAGATGTTCATGAACTATGCAACATTCTGCGACATTCAGGCACTGACGGACACAAACGGACAGCCTATCGCTAGGGTCAACTATGGTCTTAACGGAGATATGCAGCCATCAATCCTTGGCACACCTGTTGTGTTCTCTGACGATATCGACGCTTATGCGGACGCTGTATCGGCTGACACAATCGTTGCATTCTTCTTCCGTCCTGAGGACTATATCCTCAACACAAATCTCCAGATGACAGTCAAGAGATATGAGGATAATGACACCGAAGACCAGGTAACAAAGGCGGTCATGCTGGTAGACGGTAAGGTCATTGACAAGAACAGTCTTGTAACGCTCACAAAAAAGAGCAAGTAATCACGATGATAAAGGGGGCATAACGAATGCTTGAAAGTTTGAAAAATTCGCTGAGGATATCACATAACAAGCTAGATAGCGACATTATGTCAAACGTTGACGCCTGCATGGAAGACTTGAAGCGTGTGGGCGTGTTCGTTCCCTTTGACGCTGACGATTGCAGCGCAATTTTGAAAAAGGCTATCGAAAACTATGTCAAATGGCAATATGATTTCAACGGCAAAGGAGAAGATTTCCGCAAAAATTACGAGCGCCTACGAGACGCACTAAGTCTGAACGAGGACTACACGGAGGGGATTTAACAATGTTTAATGATGTTGTAAAAATTGCCAAAGCAAAGATAGTTTCAGACGAAATAGGAAACCAAGAAAAGGTCGTTGATTGGGAAAATGCCAAAGAAGTGTTTTGTCAGGTATCATCAATTTCACGTTCTGAATTTTACAGTGCCGCACAAGCTGGATTTCAACCCACGTTGAAAATCAAAATGGCGGATTACTATGACTATGATGATGAAGATATGTTATTTTATAACGGTCGGGAATATCGTATCATACGCACATATGTCGCAGGAACAGCCATTGAACTGACGGCTGAACGTTTTGGCGGTGATCACTGATGAAATCGGTCGAGATTGATGTCAGTAAGCTGGCGAAACAGGTCGCTGATGACCTGAAAGAATACAGTGAAGAAACTGCAAAGATAGTTGACGGCTGTATCGACGAGGTCGCAGACCAGTGCGTCGAAAAGCTGAAAGCCACATCACCACGTAAAACAGGCAAGTATGCCGAAAGCTGGAAAGCTGAAACGGTGTACGCTAAGTCGGGCAACAAGCGTGTTGTGGTGCGAAACAAAAAATACTACTACCTGACACATCTGCTGGAGCACGGTCACGCAAAGAAAGGCGGCAAGGGCAGAGTAAAAGCATTTGTGCATATCAAACCTGTTGAAGAATATGCACAAAAGACGCTGCCTGAGTTGATAGAAACGAGGTTGAAGAAATGAATTTGACATTGGCTGACATACGTTCACGATTAACGGCTATCGACGAACTGAAAGACAAGGTCGCATACTATTCATCACGTGATGAAATGAAAACGCCCTACTGCGTGTTCTATCGTGAAAGCACCATAGACAGCGGAGATGATATGCACCCTGCAAGCCTGCGAGAACAGACGATAGTTATTGAATTGTACACGAGGAAAATCGACGTTGAACTTGAAACGGCTGTTGAAAAACAGTTTGCGGATTTTGACTTGGAAAAGTCTGAAAGCTGGATTGAAGACAGCAAGGAGTATCAGATAAGATATTCATTTACCAATTATTTGAAATAAGGAGGAATTGAAATGGATGAAACAAAGAAAGCCCCAAGTAACATTATTCTTGGAAGCGGTTATATCTACTATCAGGATTTCAGCGGTGAAACAGTGCCAGATGTTGATACTATCTGCACCGAAGCCAATGTGCTGGGCTATATTCAGGGTGGCGCAACCCTGTCTTATAAGCCGACATTCTACACCGCAAGTGATGATGATGGTACGCACCAAAAGACAATCATCACAGAGGAAGAAGCTACACTGAAAACTGGCATTATGGTATTCAACGGCAATACCCTTGACGTTCTCTGCGATACTGCAAGAGTTACAGAAGATACCAGCAAGAAACGTAGAACTGTCAAGATAGGTGGTCTAAAGAATATGCGTCGCAAGAGGTATGTCCTGTGTTTCCACCACGTTGACGCAGTTGACGGAGATATATGGGTCATGATCGTGGGCAACAACCAGAGCGGCATCGAACTGGCGTTTGCAAAAGATAAGGAAAGCGTTATTGACGCAGAGTTCAAGGCACTGCCAAGCGACAGCGACGGAACACTGATTACCTACATCGAAGAGGATAAGTCAATAAGCGCCATATAAGCAACACAAATACACAGCCTGCTGAGATTTTCAGTGGGCTGTTTTTTTTGGAGGTATACAAAAATGCCAAAGACGTTGAATTTCAACAAAATGCAAAAACCTAGCCTGCGCATTGAACTGGCTGATGAAAAGCATACCACGATATTTGTTATGCCACCCACAAAGGGCGAAATTGAAGCGTTTGGAGAAATATCCGCAAAGTTAGGTGGCAACAAGCTGGACGAAGCAATCGAGATGTGCGCAAGGTTGATGTCACACAACATCGCAAAGATACCGATAACGGCTGAAACACTGGCTGATTGGGATATCTATGACATTCAGATGTTCTACCGCACATATATCGACTATCTGCTTGAAATCAAAAATTCAAAAAACTAGCACTCCCCTACTATCCGCCGCAGGATAGAGAAGGGGAGAAATATGAAATTTCCTCAACGTGGGAAAAATTAGTTGCGGACTATATGGGTATATCCCTATATGACGTTGATGATATGGACTACTATGACTATCTGCTGATACGTCGTGACGCTTTTATCGCACGGCTCAGGCAGACAGAGAGCGGTCAAGAATACCTAGACAACGCATATAGGCTGACCTTGACGAAGCCTGACCGACAGGCTTTGCGAGAGAATTTCGGAAAGGGGGTAATGATAGGTGGCAAAAAGTAGCATAAAGGGCATTACTATCAAGATAGGCGGTGACACCACAGGTCTTGATAAGGCGCTGAAAGAAACAAACAAGAAGAGCCGTGAACTGGAGAGCGAGCTGAAAGCGGTTGATAAAGCCCTAAAGCTAAACCCGAACAACGTCACATTGGTAAAACAAAAACAAGACCTGTTGAAAGACAGTATCAAGGAAACAAAGTCAAAGCTGGACGTGCTGAAAGAAGCGCAATCACAGGTCACAGCACAGTATAAAAAGGGCGAGATAGACGCAGGACAGTATCGTGCGTTTCAACGAGAGTTGGAAACAACGAAGTCGAAGCTGTCAAGCCTGAAAGACGAGAAGAAAAACATTCACATCATCGGCACTGCATTCAAAGAAGCCAAAGACAAGGTCGAGCCTGTCATAAAGAAAGTCGAAAAAGTCGGGTCTGTCATAGGCGGTGCGACAAGCAAAGCCGTAAAGTTCACGGCAACGCTGGGCAAGATAGACACGGCTATGATAGGCAAGGCGGCTGACGGATTCAAAAAATACACGCAAACCATAGGTGTTGGTCTTGCGGCTGTAACAACGGCACTTGCGGCAAACGTTGAGACCAGCCGTGAGTGGAACAGCGATATGACCAAACTGAAAACAAACGCCGAAACCAGCGGCAATAATTTTGATTTTATGAAATCAAAAATGCAAGATTTGGTGGCTATCACAGGCGAGTCCGATTCAAGCATTGAAGCGTTGTCAAACCTTATGGCTGTTGGTTTCAGCGATGAACAAATGACGCCTGCTATAAACGCACCCAGCGGAGCGGTTGAAAAATTCCCTGATACCTTGAAAATCGAGAGCCTTTCGGACAGCTTGCAGGAGACCCTTGCTACAGGTGCTGCGACAGGTCAGTTTTCAGAGCTTATCGGGCGTATGGGTGATAGCGTTGATGATTTTAATGCGGGTCTACAGAATTGCACGTCAGAAGCAGAACGTCAGCAGTATGCCCTTGATTGGCTGGCAAATTCGGGTCTGTCGGAAATCAATGACGAATACCAATCAGCAAATAAATCAACGCTGGACTATGAACGTGCAAGTTTTGAATTGCAGGACGCCCTTGCGTCTTTGGGAACTGCGTTCACGCCTGTTATGGCTGGTGCAAAGGGAATGGCAGCAGATTTTCTGACAAAATCGTTGCCAGCTGTTCAAAAATTGTCAGGCGGTTTCACCAAACTGTTTGACGGCGTTTCTAGTTTGCTAGACGCATATGACAGTGGTGGCCTTGACGGCTTGACTGAACAAATTCCTGTTGTTATATCCGGGCTGTTCAGTTCTGCGTCAGAAACGCTTGCCGAAAATGCCCCTACACTAATCACAGCGGCAACTACAGTTCTAACATCTATCATTCAATCGCTGGCACAATCGGCGCCGTCACTAATCAACTCAATTTTGCCGTCACTGCTTAACGGCTTTTTCGGGCTGATAAATGCATTGGTTTCAACTATCCCGACGCTAGTTCCTGAACTGGTGCAGGGCGCAATCACACTGTTTTTAGGCCTGATTGACGGACTAAATGACGTTATCAAACAGTTAATGCCAATGTTGCCTAGTTTGATAAAACAAATAACTGACACGTTGATTGAAAATCTGCCTGCAATCATTGAGGGCGGTTTCCAATTGCTAACAGGATTGATAACAGGTCTAACTAAATGCACGCCCGATTTGATAAACGCAATAATAGCGTTGATACCTGTTATAACAGATTCGTTGACAGAAAATCTGCCTGTGCTAGTCAAGGCTGGTATGGAATTGATTGTTGCATTAGCACAGGGGTTGCCGACTGCAATTCCTGCTATCATAGACGCACTGCCTGATATAATCAGCGCTATCATAGACGGCTTCAAGGAAGTTGATTGGCTGGACTTGGGCGCAAATATTCTCAAAGGCATTTTGAACGGTTTAGTTTCCGCAGTCAGTGGAATCTGGAGCGTTGTTGAAGATGTTGGAAGTGCCATTATAGACGGATTCTGTGATTTTTTCGACATTCATTCGCCTTCAAGGGTTATGGCGAAAAAGGTCGGTCAGTATCTGCCGTCTGGTATCGCTGTCGGCATGGAAGACACTGCGGACGAACCAGTGGACGAGGCACAGGCTATTGTTGACAGCGTTGCAGGTGTATCGGCTGAAATGGACCCTGTCATGATAGGCAGACAGAACGTTCGGAAAACGGCTGACAAAATATCAACCGAAGCCGACAGTACCACACAACACGGCAAGAGCGGTGATTTGACAGTGGTTATGAACATTGACGGAAAACGTTTCGCCACAGTGACAGCACCATACATGGACGTTGCTATGGCTGAAAAAATCAATCTGAACGCAAGGAGGGTGGCTGACAATGTCTAGTATAACGATAAATGGCAAAAATTCCTATACCGATTTCGGAGCGTTGCTGACATCACACAGTACACCGCCACCAAGTATCAGGGATATATCGGCTACTATACCATACCGCAATGGCGACATATGTTTCACATATCAGAATGGTGGTAAACCTACCTATGATACACGAACACTGACATACAAATTCGTGTTTATGGACTGTCCGAAAACCGCCCTGCGGAAAACAGTTGCAGATTTTGAAAACTGGATTTTGTCGGCTGGCGAATGTGATTTATATGACGACGCAGAAATTTACCACTATAAGGCAAGAGCAATTAGCTGCACCGAAAGTGAAAAGGGCTATCATGTTGAGGTAACGGCAACTTTCAAGGCACAGCCGTATAAGATATCTGATGATTTTTCCGACAAGGGATTTGACGATTTCAGTTTTGAAAATGACTATTTGAATTTGACAGATATGACACTGACGGCTATTGAAATGGCTCCACACGCCCCTATGGGCGTTCTGAAAGTCTATTTGTATTCGGACGTACCGATAAAACCACGTCTGATATATAGGCGGTCTGCTGATGATACCGACAAGGCAGGATTCACGCATTTCCAAAATAACGGCGTTGATATATCCGAAAAGGTATACAGACCGACTGAAAAACCATTCGATATGGACGAACTGATTTTACAGCCGGGTTTGAACACTTTGTCAGCGTATGGCTTCGGGTCGCTCACACTGGATCTGCATGAGGAGGTGTTATAAATGCACACTGTCACTATCACAAATGGTACTGAAAAAACCACGATACATAGTGATAATCTTGACCGCATTTCAGGCGGAAAAATCGTCAAGGCTGTAAATGCCGTTGACAGTTTTACGTTTACCATATATCCCGACAATGCAGGATATAACAAACTGAAACCGCTGACAACATCGGTCACTGTCACAGACGATAGCACAGGGAAAGACATTTTTATCGGACGTGTGCTGAAATGCCCTGACAGCATGGACGAACAAGGGCTGATTTGTAAATCTGTTACCTGCGAGGGGCGTTTAGGCTGGCTATATGACAGCGTTCAGCCGTATGCGGAATACAAAGTGGTAGGCATTCGGACAGTGCTAGCGTCATTCATTTCCAAACACAATACGCAGGTCGGCGATGACAAACACATTTCGGTCGGACAGGTCACTGTGACGGGCGAAAATAACTACACGTATTCTGTCAACTGGGTATCGACTATGGACGCTATATCTGAACAATTGGTCGGAAAATTCGGCGGTGAAATTCAGCTGAGAGACCAAGGCGGAAAAGTGTACATAGACTATCTGGAACATATCGGACACGGCACAGACACAAAAATAGAACTGGCAGTAAATCTCAAAACTATCAGCCGTGAAGTTGACGAAACGAGCGTTATTACACGGCTATATCCGTTGGGCGCAAAGCTGACCGACAGTGAGAAAAGGCTGACGATTGGCAGCGTAAACGGTGGTAAAGACTATATCGAAGATAGTGCGTTAGTCGCTAAGTATGGCGTAATCAGCGGTACACAGACGTGGGACGACGTAACACAGGCGTCAATTTTGAAAACAAAAGCCACGGCATTCCTAAAAAGTGCGAACAAAGCCAAAAAGCAGTATAAAATAACTGCGGTTGATTTGTCAACAATTGACATGAATTTTGAACAGTTTGAGCTAGGGTGCTGGTATCGTGTTGTCAACCCTCTTATGTGGATTGATGAAGATCTGCGCATAATCGGCATTACTATAAACCTTGACAGCCCTGAACAATCCGAACTGACATTCGGCGACAAATTTGAAACCATGACATGGTTCATGACAGCCAAAACCAAGAGCCTGCAGACCGCTATTGACGATAGCGAATTCAGAAATAGACAGGTCATAGACAGTAAAATCGAGAATGCTACAAAGTTGATAACAGGCGCAGAGGGCGGTCATGTCATTCTTGATCCTTCTGAGAAACCAGAACGCATTCTGATTATGGATACGGCTGATATAAATACCTGTAAATCCTGCATTCAATTAAACAAAAATGGGCTAGGTTTTTGGAAATCATCGGACGGCGGTTCTGCGAAAAACGGACCGTACACAAATGCGTGGACCATCGACGGCAATTTGGTGGCTAGTTTTATAACCGCCCTGACCCTGACAGGGTTGAAAATAAATAACGGCAGCGGAACGTTCAAAGTGGACGAAAACGGAAATGTGGTCGCTAACAAGCTGTCGTCGAAATCAGCGACTATCACAGGCGGAACGATAAATATAAAAACGTCTAGTCAAAATACCAGTGCGATTCAGCTATCCCACAATGAGTGGACGTTGAAAGTCAGTCCACTGGAGATACGCATTGATAACAGCACGATAGGCGGTCATATCGTCCTGCAGGCTGGTGCTATGTCAGGCTATTGGAATAACGAATTAAAATTTTCACTAGATACAAACAGCGGCAACATATCAACGTATACAGACAGCGGAAAAAAGGTGTTTTCAGTTGATACCAATAACAGGGCGATGTACCTATACAACGAAAACGAAAAAACCGCAGTGCAGTGCTACGGCAAAACAGGTGATATCATGTGCAACAGTATCACTACGAAAAACCACACACTAGACTAGGAGGGATAAAATGGCAAATAATGTTGATTTGACAACAGCAATTGAAACTGTCAGAAACGCATTTTACGGCCGTGATGTCCGTCAGGCGTTGGTTGACGCACTGACGGCAACGGAACAGGCAGTGAATGACCTAAACCAGAACAAAATCAAAAGCGGCATGATTGAATACACGCTGGAAAAGGCAGCTTCAAGCGTGCAAATACCGCTGAATTTGGATTTTACGCCAAAGCAAATATGTGTGTCGCTGAGGGATATCGGCACACCTAGCCCATTTCAGAACTATTGCACCCATGTGCAGGTATACAAAGGTGCATATTTCGCAGTGGTCTGCATGGGTCCTAGCAATGGCGCAACCATTGTCAATGTGCCTGCAGGAACGTACAGCATTGACTACATAGCAATCGTATAAAAGGGGGTGCAGAAATGGTAATCAGACTAGACGAAAATTACAACGCAATGACGTCAACAGCCCTGCTAGGATATGTAGGTGAAACAAATGCCAGACCCGTGTCGGTCGAGGGCATGGAGATAGACGGCGCAGACCGCTATGTGCTATCCATAGACTACGGCGACGGTACTGTCTACGAGGTCGATATTACAGGCGGACAGTGGACACCAACGTCTGATATAC